GAATTTCACGCACAAAGGCTATCTAGTACTATTGATGATGTATTAAGAGATGCACAAAAACTAATAGATTTTGTTAACAGATAATTATGCCAATAACTAACGAAATATTTGAAACGTTTAGAATACAGGAACGAGCTAAAGAACAACTAAAAGCAGTTAGACTATTAGCTAAACAAGGTTATACAATTATAGATTTACAAAATAGAATTATTAATAAAACTAACATTGATAATTTAGATAAAGTTGAATCTATAAATAGTATTAAATACAATACAAATAAATAAATAAAAATGAATAAAATGTCAATAAAAGGAAAAATAAAAACAATTACAGAAATAGAAGAAAAAGGAAACTTTAGAGTAAGAAAGTTAATATTAAAAACAACAGATAAATACCCACAGGTAGTAGCTTTAGACTTTACACAAAACAATGTAGGATTATTAGATGACCCTGTTTGCAAGGTCGGAAATAATGTAGAAGTGTTTTATAATGTAAGAGGTAGAGAATGGGAAAAGGAAGGCAAAGTATTATACTTTACTTCCTTACAAGGATGGAGAGTAAGAGAGTATCGAGAGGAAGTTGCGGTGGAGGCTCAGTCTCCAGATAGAGAGGAAGATTTACCATTTTAATTAATAGGGGGTTAACTACCCCCTTTTTTTATGCTAATAAATTATTCAGAACATATAGATAAATTAAATGACTTTAGGAAAGGTAAAATTCCTGAAGCATTAAAACTTGGCAATAAACAATTAGATTCTAATTTTCGCTTTGTTGCTGGGAATATGAATTTTATATTAGGGCATAACAATGTAGGTAAAACACATTTTACATTTTATTTAATGTTGCTTTATTCTATAAAACATAATATTAGATGGTTAGTTTTTAGTTCAGAAAATGACCCTATTCAACTAATAAAAAAATTAATTGAATTCTTAGAAGGTAAACCAATAAACAAAATAGAGGAAAGCGATTATGAACAATCTAGAGAATTCGTTTATAATCATTTTAAGTTTATAGATATTAATAGACAATACACTTACAAACAACTTTTAATACTAGCAGAAAAAGTTAAGGATGCTTGGGATTATCACGGTTTTTTAATAGACCCAATTAATTCATTAAGAAAAGATTTAAAAAACACAAACGGGTACGAATACAGTTACACTCAATTAACAGACATACGTATTTTTTGCAAGACGCATAACATATCAACTTGGATATGTGCGCATGCTGTGACTGAGAGTTTAAGAAGAAAGCACAATCCGACACACGAGTTTGGTGGGATGACACCTCCGCCTAGTATTGGCGATAGTGAAGGTGGTGCTGTAAACGGCAATAGATGTGATGATTTCTTAATATGCCATAGGTATATAGCAAGCCCTGATGCTTGGATGTATACAAGGCTTTATGTAGCTAAGGTAAAAGAAATGAGTCTGGGGTACAAACCCACAAGTCACGAAAGCCCTATATTATTTAAGTCAATACTAAACAATGTAGGATTTGAAATAGGAGGGAAAAATTTAATTAAGTACAGAACTAAGAAACAACTAACCATTGACAACACTAGAAAAAATAGCAAGCAAGCATAAAGACTGGTTAAGGGTGGTGCGTTCTTTTGGATGCAAGGGAGATGTTTGCGAAGACGTGGTACAGGAAGCTTATTTAAAAATACACACTTTATTAAATAAAGGTTTAGATATATCTTATGATGACGATATTAATTATTTTTATATGTACCGCACCTTAAAAAGTTTATTTATGGATTTATGCCGTAAAGAATCTAAGATTACAAAAGTAAACATTGACTATTTAGAAAAGTTTGTACAGGAAGAAGAAGTCAAAGAATACAAAGACATAGAGGGTAAAATGAAACAGCTTGATAGTTTGATTGATAAAATGTATTGGTATGATGCGAAAGTATTTAAATTAGTAACAGAAGATAAAATGTCTATAGCAGAACTTTCTAAAAAAACGGGCATCAGTTATTACTCATTATACAACACATACAAAAACGCAAAAACATTAATTAAAAATAATATAGAATGGGATTAGGAGATTTAATAGAAAAAATAACAACCTACACAGGTATAAAATGGCTAGTAAAAAAAATATGGGGAGACAAGTGCGGATGTAAAGAACGTAAGGACAAAGCAAATAAAGTACAACTATGGTAGAAAAAGATTTAGAAAGATGGTTAGATTTTACTAACAGACCAAAACAAAATGAGTTAAATAAAACACAAATAAAGTTAGTCGCTGAGTTACACGCTAAATATTATAAGCATAAGTATAATGAGCCTTGTACTTGTAATGGTAGTATTTATAGAAGATGGATTGCTGACTTAGATAAGTTAGTATGAAGTCTTTAATAAAAAACAGAGACAGAGTTAAACAGGTTCTAGACTTTACAGGAGTTCAGAATAAAAAGATGCACCCATCTGATATAGATGCAGTATTAGAGTTTAATAATGAAGCTTTAATATTAATGGAAGTTAAATATAAGTTTAACAGAATTCCAATAGGACAGAAACTTTTATTACAAAGAATAGCGGACAGGTGGGGAAACAAGGCTATTGTTTTAAAAATAGAACACGACTTTAAGAATGACAAACTAAACATACCTTTAGATAAATGCGAAGTAACACAAATCTATTACAACAAGAAATGGACTGTTATAGAAAGAACAAATGTGATAGATTACCTTAACAAGTTAGGCAAGAAGTGGAACATTAAAAAGTGTAAATTTTAAAATAATTTAAATTAACTTTTGTTAATAAGATATTATTTGTATATTTGTAATAAATAAAACAATTATGAAAACACTTATAGACGAATTAGTAATATTAGAAGATTATGCAGTAACAGGCTCATTTGCTTGGAGGTCAGATATAGACCCAGAATGGACTCCACGAGTATGGAATGAAACGTTTGAATGTTGGACTAAAAATTATTGCGGATAAAAACAAAAATTATGGAAAATTTAAAAATGTATAACTTACAAAACCCAGCTTATTTAGAAGCAAAAGGTTTAAGCAAAGTATGGAAAGCATACGCAGAAGAATGCCCTAGAGAAGATATTATGGAGGTGGGGTTTAATACTATGAGCGGATATGTATATATTGCTTTAGAAAATGGGTGTTGTATATCAAGTGCCTTCGGTCAAGATGTAGAATATATAATTACAGACTTTGAAACAGGAGAAGAATTTTTTCTTGAATCAATGGAAGAAGCTGTAAGCAAACTAGAAACATTATGAAAGAATATTGGGTGCATAGAACAATTAGCTTATCTAAATCAAGCGGCATAGTTCATATTGAAGCTGAAGTATGTAATTGGGAAGATGGAAGTAATACTATTTATTTAGAATGGGATGCAAAAGAATTATTAAATGATATTCCTAACTTATATGAAATGGCATTTAATGCTGAACAAGAGGAATTAAAAAACAGAAACAAAAGATATAAAGAGTTTAAAAAGAAATTGTAGTGAACAAAAAGATAGATAACCTAAAGGACTTAGAAATATGGTCAGACTTAACTTTTTTGTTATCTATTGTAAAAAGGCAATTAGATAAAAAGAAAACAAATAACTTGGAAAAGATGTCAGATTCTTTAATTAGATTAACATTTTATTTTCAAGAAACAATTAACAACCAAAGATTATATAAACAAGCAATCTCAGATTATCGGCTACAAAAAAATAGAGCTATAGAGAGAGCAAGAAAAGCAGAACAAGAAAATGAAAAACTACGAAAACAAAATGAGAGCCTTAGCATTTAGCTATTTAGGTTTAATTATAATTTTATTATATGTATTTTTATTTAGATAACCCACACGAAGACAAACACGAATGTGGAGTTTGTGGAAAACAGATGCAAGAAGATAAACCATATTGCAGCTTCGATTGTTTTGAGGCTGATATGAGATAAAAAAATTATATGATAGTTTTATTTGATGCAGATAGTCTGATATTTGCTAGTTGCCATAGAAGTAAAAATGATACTGATAGGTATAAAGGAAAATATTATACAAACATAAAAGATGCATCTAATAAATATGATGAACAATTTATGAAGATTATAAATGATATTAATGAAGTATATGATGTAAATAGTGTAATAACTTTTAATGGGAGTAAGGGTAACTTTAGAAAAAAGATTACACCTGTTTATAAAGCTAACAGAAAGAAACAAGAACTACCGCCTTTGTTACACGAACTACACAAATACGTAAAAGAAACATACAACAGCATTTATGGATGTGGAGTAGAAACAGATGACTTGGTAGCGAAACATTGGTATGAAATACAAAAAGAAATAGGAAAAGAATATGTATTGATTTGCTCTATAGATAAAGACTATAAGCAGTTTAATTGTTTAATATGGAATTATCATAAAAAAATAGTTTTAGATATATCAGAACAAGAAGCGTTATATAATTTTTATGAGCAAATGATAGCAGGAGATAGTGCAGATAATGTTAACTATTTTAAAGGCAAAGGGAAGAAGTTTGCAGAGAAATATTATGAAGGATGCAGAACAAAATATCAATACACAAAGAAACTTTATAAGTTATTTAAAGAACAATATAAAAGTAAAGCAAGAGAAAAGTATATAGAATGTTATAATTTATTAAAATTAAGAACTGTATAAATGAAAGAAGGAAATAAAATAGCAAAGCATATTATAGATATATCTGGCATAGATGTATTTAAAAACACAAGGAAAAGAAAGTATGTAGAGATAAGGTCTTTACTTACGTTTATGTTAAGATATCACTGTAATATGACATTTTACGATATAAGAGATTTTTATGTATTAAATGGAAAAAGTTATAATCACGCAACAGCAATACATAGTTTGAGGGCTTTTGAGATGCACAGAAGATATAATCAAAATATAGATAAGTATTTTGACATAGCATTACTTAGAATAAGAAACAAAGCAAAATTAAGGCGTGCATTGTTAAATCACATAATAGATTATACAAAAGCTAAAGATTTAAAAAGGCTTTTAAACATAGTAGATAAATTACCTTTAAAACAAATAGATGGAAAAGAAATGCAAAAGTTGTAATAAAACATTTACTGAAGAAAGGTTTGTTATATTTAGATATGGAAAAAAAATATTAGATGACAAGTGCAGGAAATGTAGAAACGATAGAAAAGTTATGATACAGTTTCATATATATAATAAAAGAAATAAATTATGTTAAACAAAACAAAAGTAAAAACACCAGACTATTATAATGGTGATAATGAATATACAGCAAAACAAGTAGTAGAAAACTTTGAATTAAATTATCATTTAGGTACAGCGGTAACTTATATACTTAGAGCATACAAGAAACACAAAACCCCTAATGAGGATTTACAAAAAGCGATAGACCACTTAACATTTGAATTAGAAAAGCTACAAAGAAAAGACCAATGGAGAATAGACCAATATAATAGAAATAGACTACCACACGACCAAATAATATCAGGAACAGAATAATAAATAAAAATAAAAACAATGAAAATAAATTTAAATTATAAAGACAGTTGTTATTTAAGACTTGCATTAATGACAGCAATAAAAAACACAAATAATGATAATCTTAAATCTAAATGGGATAATCTTATGAATAAAACCTTACAAACTCCACAAAAATAATATCAGGTACAGAATGAAAGATAAAAAGTTTACACAAATACAAAGAATAAAAAGATTAGAAAATATAGTAAGCCAAATCTATATGAGTGTAGAAGTAATTAAT